GGTTCTGCTTCGGTGGGCGTGGCATCTGCCAGCAGCGCATCGATCTCGATGTTCTCGAAGCCGGTCAGCGCCAGTTCGAAACCAGCTTCGGAAAGCTCCGCCAGTTCGAGCGCCAACATCTCCTCATCCCAGCCAGCGTCAAGCGCCAGCCGGTTGTCGGCGATGACCAAGGCGCGCTTTTGCGCGGTGGTGAGATGGGCCAGTTCGATCACCGGCACCTGATCCAGACCCAGCTTGCGTGCAGCAGCCAAACGACCGTGGCCCGCGATGATGCCGTTGTCGCCATCAACCAGGACCGGGTTCGTCCAGCCGTATTCGACGATGCTGGCGGCGATCTTGGCAATCTGCGCATCGGAATGAGTGCGCGGGTTGCGGGCGTAGGGAATCAGCGCCTCGACCTTGCGGTACTCGACGTTGAGCGTATTCAAAAATGGTGTCCCGAAAATAGAAAACCCGCCGACGACAAACCGTGGGCGGGTTTTGGGGTTGTTGCGAAGTGGCGGGGTGCGAACTGCGAACCGTGCGAACCTTGGTTCGCACCCTGACGCTAAAAAAGCGCCGCGCTCGCGCCCCCCGCATTGCTTGGTGGCCAGGAAGGACCCGTGGCAATAGGTCGTGGCCATCGCGGGCCAGAAACGACGAAGGCCACAGACTGTGCTGTGACCTTCAGACGTACTTCGCTCGCGAGATTAGCCGTAATACTAGCGAAAAACCCTCCAGATGTTGCACGCCGAAAAGTCGTCAAAACCCTCAGCGTTCCGCAGGATTCCGAGTGGCTTTGCAACGGTTCGCAACTACACGCAACGTCAGCGCGAATTGGCTACCGCTCCATGTCTCTTCGCTGCTTGCAGCTGCTCGACCACGATCGCCAGTGCCGCCTGCCAACGACGCCAGGCCGTGGTCCGGTCACAGGCGAAGCGGCAACAGACTTCTTTCCACGGGTACCGCTGCGCCCGCATCCAGACCAGGTGTCGCTGTTCCTCTTCCAGCCACTGGACCCACCGCATGGTCTCCAGCATCCGGTCGATGGCCGCAGGGTCGGGAGGAAAGCGGTAGACCGGCGGCTCTGCGCCGAGGTTTTCCCATGGCATGCGTTTGATCGCCGGCCAGCAGTTGAAGTAGCCCTGCACGCGAACCGGAGGAAGGCGGTGGGCGGTTCGTGCGGCCTCGATGAACCGGTCGGCCACGGTCTCGATCGTCCACTCAGCCATGTTGACGCTCCTTTGCCCCGTACAGCCGATCGCCGATCCGGCGCAGCAGTTCCCGTTCGACCCAGTCGAGTCGCGCGTCGTCGGGCGAGATCACCAGAATCTGCTGGTCGCGCCAGCCCTCACGCTTGATCTGCTCCGGATCAGGGCGCGGATCGGGCTGCAGTCGAGCCAGGGCACAGCGGTAGGCGGGAGTCGGAACCTTCATCTCACACCTCCTGTGTCTCGACGGCCCAGTGCAGGAGTGCAATGGCATCGGCTTCGTTGTCGTCAGTCGGTGCGTGGCCACGCAACCGGGCGGCGCTGATCATCTGATCCTTGTTCGCGTTGCCCTTGCCGGTGGCGTGCTTCTTGATCGTGCCTACCGGAACGCCTTGGTACGGGATCTGGTGGTGCTCGCACCACGCGGTGAGGTGGGCCATGAACCCGCCGTAGGCGTGGGCTGCATCGACCCCGGCGTGGCGACGCACCTCCTCGAAGTACACGGCGTCGATGCCGTCGCAGGACTGCTTGATCTCGGTGAGCCAGCGTTTGAATCGCAGGTAGCGCATGCCGCCACCCTCGAAGCGTTGCGGCTTGAAGGATTCCGATCCGCTGGTCACTGCGCCATCGCGGTCGCGCAGCGCCCAACCAGCTTGGGTGCCAAGGTCCAGCGCCAGGATCGAGGACACGGATGGCCGCCAATGATCTGAGCCCGGGTGGCCGGCAAGCCCCCTACGTGGGGTGGAGGGACCCTCTGGTCCCTCTCCTACGTAGTAGGAGGGGGAGTTTTCGCCAACTGAAAACGTCCCGGAAGTACTTGTGAAATAAGGGGTTTTAGCAGTTGGCAGAGAAATATTGATGCCGACTGCCGAACTTGCCGACTGCGCTTTAACTATCTGATTTTCAATGAGGTGCAGTTGGCAAGCGTTTGCCGACTGTGCTGAGTCGGCAAATACAGGATGCCAGCCGGCAGCGTTTTTGCCGACTGGTACTTGGATGATTTGATGGGTGTTTTTCATGGTAATTCCTCGTCCTGGTACAGCCATACATTCGGGTTTTCAACCGGCAGCAAAGCACCGGTCTGCGGGCATTTGTAGTGAGTGGGCAACACCGCGATTTCCTGAGCGAAAATCTCGCCGGAGTCAGAATCTGGAGGGCCATTGGGTAATCGCAGGCGCATGCCTTCCACGCACAGGTATCCGTATTTGGTTCTCTCGCTGGGTGGTAATCCGTAGCGTGTGCCATCACGGAAAAATTTGATGTAGCCCTGCGTCGCAAGCACAGAAGTACGTTCGCGGATCGTGCGCTCACCGCCGAGGCCTGCTTTGCCTTCGAAACTTTCCGAGAACTGGTTGGCGGTGTAGCAGCGGCCAGCCTGAGCCTCGTCAAATAGAAGCTGCACAATCGTGTCGTGTTTGCGCCGACGTTCTGCGTCCAATCGTTCGCCGTAGTCCTGCATCACCAGGCGCGCGTTCAGATCGACTTCGCGCCATTCGCTATTGATCTTGTCGACGTACTTCTGCGGAATGGCGGCGCCATTGCGCAATTCGAAAATCAATTGTCGCGTGGTCTGCATCTCGTCGGGCCGGAACAGCAACACGCCGGTGGTGTAATAGCCCCGCAGGCTGCTGGCGCCGGCCAGTGCTTGAAATGGATCTTCTTCAAACTGCCGCTTGGCCAGCTTTCGGGTGTGGTGGGCAAGGATGACGCCTGCATCTGGATTCACCGCATCCCGCAGCTTTTCGATGCGTTGAGACAGGAAATAGAGCATTGCCGCGTTGTCGTTCTCGCCGCCGATGTCACCGCCATCGAACAAATTGCGGATCGGGTCGATCGCGATGATGTCTGGGCGCTCGCCACCAAAGGCGCTGAGAATGGTCGGGATCACCTGCGCCAGCCCTGCATCGTCCAGAATCAAGCGCAACTGAGCGGTGGCCACAAAGTTTTTGCGTGCATCAAGGACTCGGTGCGATGGCAGCTTGACGTCTTTTACCCGTTCGCGCAGGTAGTGGTACTGCACCTCTGCCTGCAGGTAAAACACGCGCAATGCCCGTGGTGGGCGCATGCCCAGAAAGCTTGTGCCGGCCGCCATATGGGTAAGCCAGGACAGCAAGAAATCACTCTTGCCGACCTTGGGTGCGCCACCAAAAACCACCATGCCGCCTGGGGTGAGAACCCGCGGCATGATGATGTCGTCAGGCAATGGCGAGTTGTCATCCAGTAGCGTGCCGAGTGAGAAACTGGGCAGCACTGCCGGTGCGGCTTTGACGATGCGTCGCTCGCCATGCGCGACAAAATCGGCGCAGTCGAATCCTTCCGCGATGGCATTGGCGCTATCCCACTTATCAGGCTTGTTCGTTGGCGGCACCAGAATCGCCACGGCGGCACAGCTGGCGGCGATGCAGGCGCGCGCGGCGTTTTCCGCATAATCCCAACCGGGGGCATCCCGATCCGGCCAGATCAGAATCGATTTGCCTGCAAGCGGTGACCAGTCTGTTTTGTCGACAGGCGCCTTGGCGCCGTTCATGGCCGTGGTCGCCATAAAACCGGCACCGATCAGTGCATCTGCGCATTTCTCGCCTTCAACCAGTATGACTTCGCGAGCTCGATGAATTGCTGGCAGGTTATAGAGTGGCCGTGGGTCTGGCGCACGCCACATGCGGGCACGCACATCCCAAGGTCGGTACTCTTTTCCTGTCGGTGGGTCGTAGCGGTAGACGCAGGCGATCAGATCGCCTCCGATGCTGAGGTAATCCCATTTCGCGGTGTACGGACCTAATTCGTCGATGGGGACCAAACGAATGTCACGACGCGGTGCTGATGCAGGTAAGCGCGCCGCCACGCCGAGCCATTGGCCCATCTCGCTGGCCAATTGCGGAAAGTCATTGCGCGACGAAGCGCCATGGGTGCGCGCCCACAGTTCAATGATGTCGCCGCCTTCGTCACTGGAAAAATCTTTCCAGAGCCCGCGCCGTGAACCACTGAGTTCGACCACCAGGCTTTTGCCCGGATTGCCATCGACATCACCAACGTAGAATTTGTCACCCCGGATGCGGCCATGTGGCAGTAGATAAAACAGCACGGATTCCAGCCGATCCTGCAAAGCGGTGCGCAAGGCCGCGGTATCCAAGACGGGCAATCCCTGTGCATCCGGCGCATCGTTGAAGTCGAACCAGGTATCGCACTGCATCATGTGCGTCCCCAGCAACGATCTTGCCAACTGCAGAACTTGCACTCGAAGTGCGTCTCATCGGTAAAACCACGTGGCAGCAATTCGCCAGCCTCTGTGGCCCGGATGATTCGCACGCCGCGGTCGGACATACGCTGGGCCAACCCGCCGTTAAATGGAACGAGTTCACACCAGATTTCTTGGTTGTCTTTGTTGATCGCCGTGAACAGCGCAGGGTTACTGCTGATGCCCGGTACAGCGCCTTCCATATAGGCTTGGTAGATCGCCATTTGTGCCGCGTAGACCGGCTTGGAGATAGCCACGCCTTTCTTAACGGTCTCGCGCCAGGATTTGTCATTCATGGTTTTGCATTCCCACAGCATGGGAAAACCAAAACCAAGCTCTGTCGGTGCCGCACTGATAATTCCGTCCACATGCCCCTGAATGCGACCACCGGCAACGGAGAAACCAAACTGCTCTCCCGATGCTTTGCGTGTGTGCAGTTCCAAGCCGGCCATGCGCAGCCAGCGAACGACCAGATCTTCCAGCTGATGGCCAACTTCGAACACCCGTAAAATCCGGCCGGGAAAGCCACGGCCAGGATCAACCGGCGCACCGGCGTATTCATATTGCAAGGCCCGCTCGCAAGCCACGCCCAGACGGGACGCGCCCAGATACTGGCGTGGCACCTGATTGGCACGCTCCTGATCCAATGCCTGATCAATCAGGGCAGTAATCCGTTCGTGCAGTTTGGGTTGATGGTTATAGTCCAACATCAAAGTGATGCTCCTGTCCGATGCGGCTTTACTGGCCGGTTCAATTGCGCTTCGAAAAACGCACGATCTTTTTCTGCGAGGCGTTCGTGCTTCTCAGTCATGTGAGCCTGATAAGCCGTCACTACGACTTCGATCAGGGTCAAAACCTCGCTGCGCTGGTAATCCGCCAGCGGCCGCTGCATGCCAATTTCGGCGACGCATTCGCCCAGCGGCACAAGGCATGACTGCATGGCGGCCTGTTCCATTTCGGTCGGATCAATCATGCGGCCCTCCGTTTTCTCGAAAATTTGACTGAAGGCATTCATGCAGCGCAGGGAGCAGAACACCCAGCGATGCGAATAGCGGCGTGGATCGTCGCGTTGGCGTTTGGGGTCGAAGCAGCCGAAGCCCTTGGCTTGTCGATAGCAAATAACGCATCTCACGCGGCCTCCTGCAGAACATCGGCATAGGTGTCATTCGCTGCCATCACGAGGCTTTGAATGGCTCGCCTGTTGAATTGAAAAGTGATCAGTGCTGAGGCTTGATAGCGAGACAGACCGAAGTCCGAACGCATGGCTGCTGGCAGGTATTGAAGCTGCTTCGTGGTCGGGGCTTCGTTGAGCCAGTGACGGGTTTTGAAAGCCGAATCGGCGGATTCATGGTCGTTAAGCCAGTCATCGGCCTTGGCGATACATACCGTGCGCTCGCCGGCGGCGAGTAGGGATGGCTTTTCGCCCTTGGCCCCGCCGATGGCGAACCAGCGGCCAGCGAGAAAAAACACGCCACCCCAAGCATTGAAGCCAGTCGCCATCAAGGCATCGTCGCAACCAAACAAGTCGCACCAGCGGAAGTTCGAGCGCTTGAGCAGATCGATTTCGCTCATCACGAAATCGGCCAGCGTGTCGCTTACTTGCGCTTGGCGCTCCCACACGTGGCCACACAGCGGGCACTCCATACAAGCCAGCGGCACAATGGCTTCGCATTCCGGGCAGTCTTTGGTCGGCGCTTCACCACGCTGCAGATGGCCATCAAGATCGACTTCCTGCTCAAGCACGCCATGCATCAAGCAGGCAGTGCCGAAATCAAGCACGATGCAATCGGATTTGATGACCCCGGGAAATTCCGTCGGATCGACGGTGCGCAAGCCGCGACCCACCATCTGGATGAAGGTGGATTTGTAGGAACTGGGCCGCAGCAGAATCACGCAGGAGGTCGGTGTGAAATCGTAACCTTCGGTCAGTACCGCGACATTCACGATCACTTGCGCAGCACCTGACTCATAGGCGTGAAGTCGGCTACGTCGCTCGGTTTCAGTGAGTTCGCCATGGATCAACACCGCGGTGATGCCGGCCGCAACGAAGGCATTACAGACGCATTCCGCGTGCGCAACTGTCGAGCAGAACACGATGGTTTTGCGATCGCCGGCTTTTTCACGCCACTTGGCGATAACCGTGTCCGTGATCAGGGTCTTGTTCAGGATTGCTGCGACTTCGCCCATATCGAAGTCGGTGGCGGTGCGGCGAACCTTGTTCAAGGCCTCCTGCGCGCCGACATCAATCACGAAGGTGCGTGGCGGCACCAGATGGCCGGAGGCGATCAGCTCGCCGAGCGTGATCTGGTCGGCCACGTTGCTGAATACCTCGCGCAGCCCTTTGCCATCGCCGCGGTTGGGAGTGGCCGTGACCCCGAAAATTTTGGTCTGCGGATTGCGCATCAGCGAGTGATCGATGATTCGCTGGTAGGACGGCGAGATGGCGTGATGCGCCTCATCAATCACCAGCAAATCCAGCACCGGCATGCGATCAAGGTGCTCTTGGCGTGTGAGCGTTTGCACCATGGCGAAGGTTGCGCGCCCAGACCAATCCTTTTCGCTGGCATCAAAGGTGGAGGTGCTGATGCCGGGATTCACGCGGCCGAATTTGCGCTGATTCTGGCTGGTCAGCTCATCGCGGTGAGCCAGGATGCAGGCCTTGGCATCGGGTTCCACCAAAACACCGCCGGCCACAGCCGACAGCATGATGGTTTTTCCCGAGCCGGTTGGCCCGATGGAAAGCGTATTGCCGTACTGACCAAGCGCCGCCAGTGAGCGCTCGACCAGTAAAGCCTGACGGGGACGAAGCATCATGGCGGCGATCCCCTTATTGAGCCCAGCTCGGACGCCCAGTAGTGGGTGCCGGCGTCGGAGATGGTGTGCGAGCAGCGGCAGGCGCTGCGGCAAAAGACCGCGTATTAGACTGTTGGATGCCACCCATCAGTGCTGCGTAATCCTTATGCTCGGGCGTAATGGCGGCTTTGATGACGCACTTATCCTGGCCGTTCTGGTCTTTGTCCCAATCAACCTTGCCGAGAAATTCAATGCCATCCAGATCAACGAACCCGCTGATGCGTCGTGCGTTCTGGGCCGCTGGGCTGCTATCGCTAGGATTGATGCCGCGCGCAGAGTTGAGGATCGCCTTGATAAAGGTGCGGCCCATATTGGCCCACTCAGGCCCTTTGGGGCTGGAGAGGCCAATCAGCGACCACATCTTGCGGCGAGCATATTCGCCTTCCAGCACCACGAATTCGCAGTTCAAATAGACCGAACCCGTGCTGTCGCTGCGTGTGGCGTAACCGCCGGTCCAGCCTTGCGATGCATCATCGAAGCCGCCGGGCTTGAGCGTCATCCGCACACGGACCAGCGTGCCCTTGGGGATCAGGTCGAACGAGGTTTGTTCGGATGCAGAATTGAAATCGAAATAGGACATGATCATTGCTCCTGTGCGTCAGTGGCCGGGATGGTGTTGGGCGTCATTGCGGGCAAAGCTGCACGCGAAAAATCAAGGCGTGCGGTTGCCGGAGTGGCTGGGCCTGCGATCTTTTCCATCAGGCGCCCGAGGTGAGGCTCCTCAATGAGATCGAGTCGGCCGGAGCGATCTTTGGCCGGGAATCCCCATGGATTCAGCGTGTGGCAAACGAAAGCTCGGTATGGCGAACCGTCATCGGCCTTCATTTCCGCGAGCGTCACGACCTCATCGACGATGCCAGGCAGTTCCAGCCCGGTTTTTGAGCCATCGATCTGCAGAGAAAAAACGCGGCGATTGAAGTCGTCGAGCTTCTCGTCGAGGATGCCGACGAACCACACGTTTTTATTGCGGGTGTGCTGCAGGTGGGTGAGCCAGGCAATCATTTCCTGACCCATCAGGCCATAGGCGCCGCGGGTATCGGGCTTGCCGGTTTTTTCGGAATACGCCTGTGGCTGGCCTTTGCTCCATTGCAAGCACAGGCGCCCGGCGACCGTGATTGAATCGACGAACACGGTTTCGTATTTGTCGAGTACTGACGGATCACCAAAGCGCGCGCAGACAGCATCGAAGTGCGCCTGGCTGTAGGGTTGCTCATCGCGCAGCGCCGGATTTGGGCCGCCGATGAATACCGCGAAGTCCCGACATTCCGGCCAAGTGCGCGGCCGGATCGTGTCACCGGCCCAGCCTTCAACCGCAAGGTCGCCGGCCTCAAGATCGAAAAACAGCGAGGCAACCGGATTCAGGGACCACAGTTGTGAGGTCTTGCCGATGCCGCTTTTGCCGACAAGGACGCCTTTAACTCCACGGCGCTCGGCAAGGCGCTGGTCGGCAGTAATGATGGGGAGGTTCATTGTGCATCTCCTTGCAGCAGTGCCAGTCGGAATCCGGCTTTGCCGGTTTTAAGTGTGCGAGCGGGGGCAAACGCAGCCTTGATCGATTCAGGCCATGCGCCGAACTTGGTTTCCGAGACGCGATAGCTGATTTCGACGTACTGAGCAGGGTCTTCGCCGGAGGCCACGATGCGGCGGGTGATGTCGGCCAACTTGGCTTGGTCCCATTCGATTTTTTTGGGAAGGTCTGCCGTGATGCGGACGTGGCCGTCATCGAAATGAATGACGCCAGTGTCCTTGCCGGCAGCAAGGCGGAGTTGCTGTGCGGCTTCGGCGTACTTCAATTCCAGCGCCTGGTCGACGCGCTCGGCAATGGCCTTCGCCATCGACAGGAAGTCGGCCGCGTTGGCTTTGAGATGGAATAGCGACTCGGCGGATTGCTCCATCAGTACGTTGGCCGGTGTCGCCAGAATCTGATCAGGAGAG